CGCGCGCCTGGTACGTGTCCTGCCAAAAGGCGACACCATCCTTAAATCCCAGAAGCTTTCCTTGTCGCAGGCCGACCGGCTCAAAACCATTGCCCGGCTCCCAGCCGATCAGGGTGGTGCGGATTTTGGCGCGCAAATCTTCCAGCTCGTCCGATGTCTTTTCGCCAGTCGGGTCATTCGCCCCCTTCACACACAGCACCACGGCGACATCACTATTCACGTTCTGAACAAACGCCCCGACCGCGCGGGTGTTGGGCGTCGCACCATCCGCCGCCAGAAAGACAAAGGCCGTTGGAAACGTGATCAGGTTGCGCCCGATCGCGGCAAAATCGACCGTCCCGCGCACCGCGCGAAGCGCCGGAATTTCGGCCTTCAACCGCGCGCGGATCAACGGGGCCAGGTCCGCCATAATCTCAAAACCCCATCTTGCGCGGATCTGTCACCACAGCGAGTTCATCGCCCCATTGCGGGGCGTCTGCACTGGGTGTGCGACCATCTAAAACCAGTTTGCCATCGGCAATCGATTGCAGCATTTTAATCGCGTCATTGCGACGATTGCGAACCTCCTCTGGCGCGCCCCACGGATGCAGCGCATACAGGATCAAATCGCAGGCAATAGGGGTCAAAAGCGCAGGTGAGCTGGAAAGCGGCAGGTCATAACGACCTGCCAGATAGCCATCAATCACCCCGTCGGCCTCGGCAATCGCCGCATCGATCACGCCGGTATCAGCCACCCCGTCACCATCGCGATCCGAAAGACGGGTCAGTTGATCGATCCCGATCCGGTTGCCAAGGTCGGTTGCGCTGACATAAGGCATGGTCAGGCCTCTGCGATCACAAGGTTACGTTCACCAAGGATGGCGGCAATCTGCTCATCGCCAAGTTCGGCAGTCTTGAGCGTCACCGGTTCTCTACCAAAGCGCAGCCCGGCACGACGAAACGTCGTCAACCCGCGCCGTGTTTTGACCGTGATTTCATCGGGTAAAACCAAAGTCTGGTCATCGCCCTGGTTCATCTGGGCCGGATTTGCGGAAGCCGTTTGCGCGGCTTCCTTTTGTTCTGTTTCTGCCGAAGGCGCGGCTGCCTTCGGTGCTGCATTCCCGCTTTTGCGCGCTGCCATGTCACTCTCCTGTATGGTCTCGTCATCCCGTCAGGATGCCGGTCTAGGCCGTTGCAAGGCGGCGGTTAAGAATGATTTTCGACGTGTTGAACCATTTATTGGTGCCGCCACCGGCCAGCGTTTGCGTGGTGATCACCGACAGCGCATCGCCTTCAAGCGTGCTCGGTACCATCGTATGCGTGTGGGCAAGCCCCAGCGGGCGGCCATAATCCCCCAGCAGGCCCTGAAGACGCTGGCGGGCAAGTTCATAGTTTTCTGCATTCAGCGTCTGTTTGCTGCGCACGGCCAACTGCCACAAACCAGCCCCGGCATTGACACGGGCATCAACGCCATAGAGGAATTTGTCGGTCATAAAGACGTTCGAATCATTAAGGTTCGTGATCGAGCGGAAGTCATACTCCCGGCGTTTTTGGAAAATGAACGGCTTGATAAAGCGCGACAGATCCATCACGTACCAGGCGGCACCAGCCCCACCCATATCGTTCGAAACGCTGGTTTCCTTGCCGTCCTTGTCCAGGACAGGATGGTCGCTATCAAACAGGTTTTGACCGTCATAACACAGCGGATTGTCATTAATCAGCTCAACCATCAGCTTGTTCGGATGCGCCTTCGAGGAGCGGCCCATTTCCTGAAATACTGGCCCGAACAGCCCGAAAGTATCATCATCAATGCGGTCGCGTTCGACACCTTCGGTCAGTTCGAACTTGCGGTTCTTGATCGAAAAGTCAGCTGTTTCCAGCGAATGAATGACCCGATCCCCGATCCACTCGCGCAAGTCCGGCAATGATTTCAGCCACGGGTAAACTTCAACCGCCGTCGTGCTGGGCACTGTGGTTGCGATCATGCCCACAATATCTTCTTCCGCGCCCAGCGACGAGAAGCCCTGCTGAAACGCGGTTTTATAACCCTTGAAAACCGCTTCAAGATTGGAGGTCGTTAAATCCATAATAAAGATCCTTTCGGGGGAAAACGGTTAAACCAGAACGCCGCTGGTCGGATCGACGAGAACCCAGACACCGCTGTCGTCGATATGATCGACAATGCCGACAATGCTGCGCGTACCGGTACCATCGGTCTTTGCGACCGTCAGATCATCGACCGCGTAGCAGGCCTTGCCAATTTCGCCGGTCGTGATCGCATCGGTCGAGGTCGAATTGGCAAAGCGGTAAATACCGCGTTCAACAAGGGCAACCATGTCGCCATCGCCACCCGCCGAGTTGTCACATTCAGCGCTAAACACCCCAACCGCGATCAGGCCGGTTGCCGTGGTGGCCGGTTCGACAAAACCGCCATTCAAAACCGCAATTGTGCCTGCGTAAGCATGGGTGGCCGCCGACATGCCATAGCCGCGCGACAGACCAAGGCGATGCGGCGTATTGGTGTTTTTGGTTGCTGCGGTCATGATCAAATCCTTTCCGCTTTAGCTGTTAAAACCCGGAGCGCCTTACGAGGCGTTCGCTTTGGCGTAATCCTCGGGCGAAATCCCCATCTGCTTGCAGACAGCCAGATCCGCATCATTCAGGCCGTTGCCATCCGTTGCTTTCTTTTCCGGGGCCTTGCCTGCCGTCTGAAGCCCCTTTAAGGCCGCAAGCGGGGCCGCGTCCGCCAGATGCGATTTCAAAACCGCAACGGTCTGGCCGCGCAACCAGTCGGCTGTCGCCTTACCGGCAATGCGGCCATCGGCAACACCTTCTTCAATCAGGCGGTCCCGCTCGCTTTCTTCACCACTTGCCTTCAGCACGGCCAACTGGGCTTTCAGTTCGTCATAGACCGGCTGGGGAACACCCACAGCCGGTGCGGCTTTCAACGCGGCAATCGCCGGTTTGGCGTCCTCGCCGTCTTTCAGGCCAAGCTCGGCCCGCAGGGCGGCCATCTGGTCATTGCCGGTTTTCAGGGCCGCAACCGCCTTGATGGCATTGGCTTCGGTGGTGTCTTCGGGAAGCCCAAGGGCTTCGAGCAGGATTTTGAGGTCCATCTCATCGGTCTCCGTTTGGGAATGTTCGATATCAAAGGGAAGGGCCGCACGGGCTGCCGCTAGCGCCCGCTGATCCAGCCCGTGAATGGCCGGGGTGTTCGTCAGTGCAATTTGCAACAGGTCAAGCGGGGTGCCGCTCCCGTCATAGGGAAAGACCGGCGACAGATACAAATATTCATCCGCATCGACCATCGCCTGTGCCGCAGCTGTCCATTTGACCGCGCCATAAAGGCCGTCTTCACGCCATTCCAGCGTTTTCGGGTCAACCCAGCCCGCCGCAGGGGCCGGTTTCCCGTTTTGTGCCGACATCAGGGTCTGGTGTTCGTAATCGATCACGATATTGGTCGAACGGTTTTGCGCATTTGCGATCAGCACAGCAGCCGATGCCTGGTCAAGATGCCACGGCCCCTGACCAGACATTGCCCCGCGCGGAGCGGAGAATGTGCCCGCAGGCATCAGGCGCTTTAAATCACCCTGCGTCCGGTCAAGCGACACGGCACAAATGGCGATCTTCGGCATATGTTTTTTGGATAGCTGATGCGTTTTCATGCCGACATCTTCGGTCAAACGCGCACAGGTCATAAGGGCGTAAGGTTGCGCCCTCAATGCCGGTTTTGATGATTTTGGGGAAAGTGCCTTTCAAGGCAGGACTGACGCTACCCCGGATCGCCCTTTAACGCAAGACCGCCAAACCGGAGCGAACCCGACCGCCCCTTGAAGTTTAAGAGGCCTTTAAGAGGTTTTAAGAGCTATATCAGGCGTCGCACCCGCTTTCAGAGCCATAACGGGGCATCTTTATTGCCAAACCGCACCACGGGCGAAAAATCGGCAAAAATCAGAAAGCTGGTCAGAGAGGTATTAAAGCCCGATATAGTCCTTCACAATATCCTCAATCGCTGAACTGTCTTCGGACGAAAAGCCCAGCCAGGTGCGCGCCGGGATACCACGGTCCTCGTCGCCAAATTGCTGGGTCGCGCCGTAAATCCGGTCGGTGCCAAATGCCAGCTCATTACCCGTGATCTGATAGCGCAGCAAATCGCGTAAATCGCCGCTTTCAATCAGAATGCCGCGATCACGGCCTTTGCGCTGCTTGCGCTTTACAGTCGATGCCTTCAGGGGCTTCCACGGCTCGCCGTCGGGCGATGTCTGGTGATCCCAGCGTTCGCGATGCGCCAGATCAAGATATTCACCAATATCTGCCAATAACGGGGCAAGGTTTTCACCGCGCGCAATCAACTGCCGAAACCGCCTTTGGGCTTCGCGGTCATCCAGTGTGAAGTCAAATTCTAAACTTGCCCCGGCCATGTCTGTCTCCTATAATTAATCCAGCGCCATAGGGCAGGCAGTCTCTGACCAGACCACCAATCCCATGCTCTGGCGAACCACGACGGGTCAGCGCCGTGGTTTCTTATTGCCCGCGCCGATAAAGCCTGACACCGGCCCTGAAGGCGTCAATATGCTCGTCGTCGGTTTGAAACGTCGTCACACCGGCCCAGCCATCGCGGCCCCATTCAAACACTGCAATACCGGGCTGGGCTTCGCCCTCAATCATGAAGCTGGCGATGTAGCGACGCCGTAAAACCGGTTTATCCGTCGCACCGTGAAATTCACCTGCCACCCATATCTCGTCAGGCTCTTTAATCGCTCTGGCCAGCATCGGCAAAAACCGGGCGCGGTCGCGCTTGCCGACTTTCAGCTTGCCTGTGCCAGGATGACGAAACAGCGCATCGGAAATCGCCAAAGGTTCACCCGCTGCATCCTTGAAGACCTTGGGGGTATCAAGCGTTGCGCCAAATTCCTTCAAAAAGCTGTCAATATAAGCCTCCGATGCCAGACCATTCTCCAACAACGCACCGGTAAAATCCTGCGCATCGGGTAAGGCATCAACCGCACCCCGGTCCGGGAAGTGCCGACCGGGGACAGATTTCAACGGCTGCTCAATCTCGGGCGGCGACATCGATCTTACGCGCCCCGCACCGGGCCGATGTTCAAACCCCGGATCAATCCCTTCAGGTAAAGTCACCTCACGCGGACTGGGACCATTCACACCAATGGTTTTATTCACCATCGGAATATCAGGGGCCTGCTCCATCACGGTCAGCCCCATGCGCTCCACATCGCGGGCAGAAATCGCAAATTTCTTGCACGTACAGCCCCAACCATTTTGCGGCGACCAGGTATCCCAGAACGGATCATCCAGCGGAATAACCCAGCCATCCTTTGCCAGATGATGTGGGCGCGGATCAGATGATCCGCCGTGCCGGTAAAGCCCATAAGGGCGGCGCGCGCGCAATTCGGGGTCCGCCATCTGCGCTTCGCGCCCCGCATGATAAGACTGGCGCAGATTGGTTTCATAAATCACGCGCGTCCGCCAGTTGCGGCCCCCTTTGTAATCCCAGCCATGCCGGGCGACAATCTCGTCAAAATCCTTGCGAAACTGGGCGATGGTCAGGCCGCCCTCAATCATTCTGGCGATGGATTGTTGCAGATCCTCGACCAGCGCCATCTTGCTCGCCCCGGCCACCATAAAGCCGTGATCGTGCTCTCCTGCATAAAGGTCAGTCCAGGTCCTGGTCGGCATGGCCAGCTTGGATCGAAAAAAATCGATCTGCTGTTTAAAGGGAACGCTGCCATACTGCGCCGATGACGCCATGCTAGAGCCCCTCCATCAGATCAAAGCGCCCTGCCAGATGTGCCGCCGCCATTGCCTCGGCCAACGCATCAGCAAGGCTTCCTGTATCAAGCTCGGCGGTCATTTCCACCAGCCGGTCGCGCAGCGCCTCAAGGCTATCGGCCTCATCTACAACCTTGCGGATCTGCTCGATCCAGCCCGCTGTCGGATCGGACTTCAGGGCCGCTTCGATCTGTGCTGGTAACGCATCGCTGGCAAGCGCCGTTCCCGACCGCAAGGCGGCAATTCGCGTCGCCGCAACATCGGTTTTATCAGCCGGGGTGGTTTCACCCGGGGCGAAGGGCGCAGGCTTCGCTTTTGCCTGCAAAACCTCGTCCTCATCCGTCGCAGTCGGAATGCCGGTTTTTTCATGCACCCACCAGATCGGGATCTTCATCCCCATATCAACAAAGGTTGGTAATGTGTCTGACAGCGCCTTGTAATCCTCGGTTTCGTCGGTATCGAGCCAGAATTTCGGCGCGCGGCGCAAATCCTCGATGCCGAAATTAAGCGCTGCCATCGGCCACAAAATATCGCGCCGGATCGTCCCGGCATATTGCCGCACGTCAGACCGGATCAGGCTGTTTAAGCCCCGCTCATGCACATTACCCAGTGCATTGGTATTGGTCCCTTCGCCGGTACCACTGGTCAGCGTCCCACCTAGAATAACCTTGGCCTTGGCCCGTTCGCACCAATCGAGCATCGCCTGGTAAACATCGGCACGACCTTCGGCAGCATTTAAAAAATCAATCTTCATGCCTTCGGGGATGATGCCCGCTGCCGACCGGCCAAGGCTGGTCACAGCCCGCAAAAGAGCGGCTTTTTCCGCATTGGTTGCCCCGCGCGGATATTGCCCGATCCGCGCAGGCAAACCGTAAATTTCCAGCAATTGCGCCAGATCGCCCAGCGCGTAATTCTGAAATAAATACGGCCATGCCAGCATCCGGTGCAGCCCGGTGCGCGCCACATAACCCGGTTTGGCGCGGTGCCGGTGCGATACCCAGCCTAGCGACCACAACTGCGCTTCATCATCCTGAAGGCCCTTGATCACGATCTTGTTCTGGTCATATTGATCAAGCGCGAACCAGTTATGTGGCCGCAATACCGGCTGACAAATCCGCCGCGCCGTTCCTTCACGGTCCCACGGCAGTTCCAGTTGTGCCCAGCCATGCCCGACCGCCGATCCCATATCGCCAATCAGATCCTCGACCTCAATGCCACCAAACACCTCCGAACAAAACTCGGTGGCTTTGGTTTCTGCCGCAGATGCGCCGTCCGGTGCCGAAATCTGCCATTCCAGCTCGGACGCCGCCTGGCGGCGCTTGGCCATATCCGCACCGATCTGCGGGTCTTTTTCCTCCATATCCTCAAACAGCTCGGACTGTGCTGCCAGATCGCCCTGTTCGGCGGCTTCTAAAATGCGGTGCAGCTTGTCTGGCGTCAGCCCTTTGGAGGGGTGATTGGCAAATTCCTGTTTAAGCTGGCCAACCCGCGCCTCGGCATCGGACTGCAACTCATTTAATGCAGGTTCCTTGACGTTCGGCTTGATGAGTTTCTTTGTTTTCTTGTTGCGCTTCATCTGTCGTCTCCTTACCAGGCACCCGATGCAGCAAAACCTTCGTCAGCGTCATCGTCGAGTTCGTCATCGTCATGCACGCCTGAGCGACCAAACGGCCCGCCTTTGGGCGCTGACGTAAATTCTATCGGCGCACTTTCCCCATCGGCGGCACTGTCCGCCATTGCCAGGGCAATCGCCGCATCTCCGTGGCGGTTTTTGTTATCGCCGGTTTTGGCATCGGGAATTTTGGGAATGCCTTTAATCACCTGAATCGCGCGCACGTCATCAACCACATCGCGATCACGCGGGATCAAAATCAAATCATCTTCAAAGCGCGCCTTGAATTTTGGCATCACATCGAGATACCAGGCCTGACTGATCATCACCGCCTCGATGCGCGATGCGCCATAGCGGTAAACCGCCTGTTCAGCCAGATATTGCCCATTGCCGCGCGCATCAAGCCGACCGGCGCGCAAACGCGGCAACCGGTCAACAATATAAAACAGGATCTGCTCCTGGGATCGAAACGGCACATTGCGCAACTCAACCAGAAACGGCACCACACGCTTTAACGCCGGTTTTATTGCCATTGGTGCAATAACAGTCAAATCGCCAGACCGGCCAAAATCCTCGCCAAACACATGCTCATCTGTCGGATCAAGGGTGGCGAGCACGGGGGCAAGATACTGTTCGCACCATGCTGCCACCTCGATATCGCGTTGTGCTTCCACCAACAGATTAAAGGCGTCATCCCCGTCAAACCGGATAACCGGCGCGTCATGCATGCGGCTTTCAATCAGGGTGCGTGATAAATAAGCCCCGCCGCCTGATTTCGGCACGCAGTAGTATTCCTCAAACGCATCTTCGCGCGATGCGGTCCCGGCCAGCAGCTTTT